GTGACGCCACCTTTGATTGCCAGCAGCAACGGCTCGATAATCTCGTCGGCGGATACCGGCAGTTTCATGGTGCCGGCTGCTTCCACCGGACCGGCAGTCAGCGCGCGCACGTTGTCGCGCGTCTGCGTCATAAACATGTGGGGATTCGGCTTCCGCACTCGGGTGAGGACTGAAGTCGGATCGACGTACAGTACGCGCGTGGCCGCAACTGGAGTTCCGCTGGTAACCTCCACTGCGGCCTGGACAGTTTCGCGAAAAAGTTCGCCCGCCATGTGACTACTCCTTTATGAGTTGAATTGGGGATTCGGGATGATTCCCGCCAACCCATGTACGGCGGGGGAGTGCGTTACCTACGGAGTGACGACGTAGAGCGAACTGGAGGACACCAACGCCTGCTGGTCAGCAGTAAGCGCGTTCCAGTCGTCGGCAGTCAGATCGCGTGCCGGGATATCGTTGTAAAAACCCGGTTCCAATGGATCGCGATCATCAGCAGGAGCGGTATTGCCAACGTACTGAGCGGTAGACACGCGCTACCTACTCGGCAGTCTCGGTTTGGGGCACTACCTGTTGCGGCTCGTTGGTGGCCGGCACCGGCTGGGGCTCCGGCTGGTCTACAACCACGGCGGGCTGTTCGCCGGTTACGGAATCGTCCTCGACGAAAATCGGGTTCGGATTGTTGGCGACGTGGTCGGTAAGGTTGTGCTGAGCGTCGGGGTCCAGCGAATCGAAGTGCTCAGGCGTGACGTCGTGGTTGGGCACGCCAACCACGAACTCATCGAGGCGTTCGAGAAGACGTCTGAAGCCAGGCATGGGGGCAGAACCTCCGGGGAGATAAAGTGAGCGGGATGGATAAGGCGAATCGCGGATGGTGGCGATGGCGGTACTTGTGGATGCTGGTCCCGTTCGGGCCGGACATCTACAACTGGCTAGTCAGACGGACAGGCAAACACGAGCTCGACCCGATAGAGGTCACTCCGTCGTCAGGCTGTGTGTGGTGCGACCTGGAGCTATGTACGCCCGAACGCCATATCAGTTCAGGCGAACACGAACGTTAGTTGCTCTCCCCTGTCAGTTCAGACGGACAGTCAGGCTCACACCTAGCGCGTGAGGGGTGTACTGGCCCGTAGCGGCAGCCCATCGCAGCACGGCGGCACGGGGCCAGCCTTGGGCAATGATGGCCTCTACCGACGTCTCAGAGAGCATGCTAACGGGGCTTGACGGCCACACCACACGGACGAGGCTGTGAGCGAGGATCGGCATCAGCGGTTATCGCCGTGGCACGGGTCTAAACGAGGTACAGCGACTGTCTGAGCGAGCCGCCCTTACGGGTCGGCGTGTCCGGACCTACCGGCGCTTCGTCTTGCACAGCCTTGAGCAGCGCCTTGCCAGCGGTCTGCATGATCTGGGTGTAGTTCCCGCCGCCGCCGCTAGCGGTCACCTCGAGCTGATCGGCCGCGATACGGTCAATCTCTGGCGCGGCCTTGTCCAGCGCACGCTGCATGAACGGATTAGCCTTCGTGCCTGGGTGGTGGACTTCCCGTACCGGGTGGCGCGCCCCTTCCCAGAACAAGGCCTTCTTATCGCGTGGTGCAATGACGTGCGCTCGCGTACCTTCGACCACATAGCGGCCGACCGGATCCGGCGTGCCCACCTCGGCGCGGCTGTCACCAAACACCTTGGCCGCATTCGCCAGGTTCTGCAATCGCGTCATAACTTCGGCGCCGTGCTCGAGCGTGACTGAGACTTCAAGCATTAGTCGGTCGGGCTTCTTCCGTTCTCCAATACTTGGCGATGAGACAACCAACTAACGCGACTGACAACCATCCTACCGCCGGATCACCGCTAGTAACCGCTAGGGGTAGGTTCAGCCCTGCCAGGAACATTATCAAATGGTCGATGCCTATCCGCCGCGACGGAGTTTCAGACCTCAGCATCAGCGCGGCCTCACATTCTGAAGGAACAGATCGCTCATGGTGTGTTCGTCGTTTGGAGACCCCTCACGATCGCGATGTACCTACGTACTTCGGCCACGCTGACATTCATGTAGGCCGGGTCGCGATTGAGGCTCATGTCCAGTGTGGCGTTCTGGCTCGTCCCGCCAAGGCTTCGATCCGCGTAGATCGCCGCGGTGAGCTCGTCGACCAGAGCACATATCCCAAGCTCCGCTGCCTGCTGGTCGCCAGCTACGCGGTACACGAAGGTCACCACCACCTCTGGCTCACGGCGTACAGTCTGCGTTGCCTGTGGAGACGGCGTACAGTCGCCTAGCGTGACCCAGGCGTTGACCTTGGCTGCGATGGCCTCGGACACGCCGATGTAGCTCTGTTGGAGCGTGGGCAGCGCCTGCACCATCGTGTTGACGTACTGGAGCATCGCGGCTGCGTCGAATGGAGCGGTGGCGGGCATCTAGAAACTGGCTACCTGGATGCGAGCAGCCATGCAGCGCCGGCTAACTACTGTCGTTCCGTCAGGCTTGGTCGCCTGGAAGGTTCCAGGTCGAAGTTGCCATCGAACACCGTCAATCTCAACCTGGCATTGCTCCGACAATTCAACTGATGGGTCCCACCAGAAATCTCGGCCGGCCATAAGTTCGGCACGGTCGGCCATTGGCAGAGTGGCGATGCTCACCGTAATCGGCTGCACCAGCCTGCACGCCAACGACGGATAGAGCACAACGTCGTACCGGCCGTTGCTCGGGCTCTCCGTGTAGACAACGGCTATTTGGTTCAATAGCCGAGCGCTGGCCGACCGTGCGGCTTTCATTGAGGTCGGCGGCATCAGTGTCGTGGAAACCGTGTCCACCGGGCACAGCCATGCCAGCCAATGCCCTTGAAGATCAGCCACTCAGCGAGGTGGTGCTGGCGCATTTACTGAGACCGTCGGATGATTGAAGGTGCGTACGGTGACCCACTGAACATCGGATCGTTGGCTGAAGGACCGAATGGCGAGGGCGCCGGGAGCGAGGTTGGCGGCGAGATTGGCTCGACGGTCAGGATTGGCCCGATCGCTGGCACTCTACGGTTGAGCGCCACGGTCTGCAGCGCCACGATTTCAGCCTGGGTGTTGTCGCGCCGCTTCTGAATAAACGCGACCCGCTGCGATAGCTTGACGGTCTCGCCTTCAAGTGTGTAGTCGACCAGCGCGCTGAGGCACCCGAGGATCAGGTCGTACGCATCGCGTTCGACGTAGAGTTCGCGCAGTCGCGGGGTAACCTGCGCCTTGTCCGCGTGCGAACTCCAGAGCAGAGCCATACTGGCACCGACAACGCCGGCGATGCTGACAAGCCCGTACTCGACGGGATCGCCAGTTACCGGATCGACGTCGCCCACCTTGCGGAGAATCAACGTCTGCGCGTCGGTGTCAGACAGGGTCATCAGTTACTCGTCCATGTCCAGTGCTTCCGCTCGTGCGGCAGCTTCCTTAGCGGTGATGCCTTTCACCACGCCATTGCGGACAGCCCACTTGTGGTATGGACCAATGTCTGCCGCCGCAATCACGTCGCCCTTCCTGGGGGCGGGGCGATCCTCAGTATCCGTGCCCCACTGATCCGTCAGCACCTTGTAGTGACTGTGTTCGGGCTTGTCCTCTGCCCTTGGAGCAGTCGGCTTGTTGGGCACTTCGATCGAGGGTGCTACTACGCGTTTGAACTCAGGTGCTTCTGCCATCAAGAGGTTCCTCTTAGAACGAGTATTGGATGAGCAGCCGAGGGCTGCTCATCCTCCCTTATACGGTGGCGATTACGACCGCTGCCGGATGCCAGATAACACACCCGCCCGAGAAGCCGTCGTGAATCTCAATGCTGCGCGGCACCTGATTCGGGTCGTCCACGACCTTCATGTAAGGGCCTGGAGCCATGCCGGGGTTGTTTGCGTTTCGGGTATACCGGAACTCTCCAACCGGATCACCGTCACGTCGTGCGCCGACGATGGCTACCTTATTGTTGGGAATGAACAACTGCAGTGCTGAGGCATCGTCGTAATACGTGTCGTCGTACACGACCAGCTCCGGCAAATCGTCCATTGCCAACAGTGCATTCACCATCGACTGGCTGTTGATGGAGCCGAGGCCCTGAGTGCGCCGACCACCGATGTCAGCGGCATTGGTGTTGGACAGGAGCGCATTCATCGTCGAGCGATTCATGTACGCTTTCGCACCAGCACCGAAGTTTACTGAGTAGCCGCGCGACTTGAGCTGGATCGCCCGAAGGTCAGCCAGCGGAGTCGCGGTCGCCACGGTAGCCCAGGGAACAGAGGCCGAGAACGTCTGCGTCGTATAGGCATCGGTGTGCAACACCGTAGTGCCGTCTGCCACTGAGAACGTGCCAGCGATGATCAGATCCCAGATCATCTTTTCAATTCGGTCGAGTCTGCGCTGCAGCAGTTTGTCTTGTGCTTCGCGCACGAGGTCGGTGACGTCGATAGATCCGGCGAACGTGCCCCACTGGCGCCGCGTGGTCAGTTGGAGTTCGTCCAAAAGGGAGAACTCACCATAGACACCCGGCTGCATCTGGTATCGCTTGCCGCCAGTCTGCTTGACGCGTGACGGCTGGCCATTAAGCCCGCGAACCTGCTGCAGACCGAGGTAATTGTCCTTCTGCTCCCATTCGAGCAGATGGCTGTCCACCTCACGCGTGGGGAGAATGTCAAATGCGCGTCGGTTCTGCATCAACCGTGGAGCAAGCTCCTGGTTGATTTGCTGCAGCACGACGGCGGACGGGAATACAAAGTCAGTCATGAGAGTGTGTTTCCTTTCCCCCGCACGCGAAGAAGCCCGCTACCTAGCAATCCAGGTAGCGGGCTTCACTTCGGGGAAGTGCGTTATTTGGTGAACGGGGTTTCCCCGCTCACGCGGGGGAAAGCGTCAGGAGGAGAGTGGGCTAATTGCCCGCCATGATGAAGTGGCCGGCGGCAATGGTTCCCTGAACGATGCGGCCGAGAGCACGCACCGCGTTGGCGTCCAGCCCGACCAGATCCGCACACGAGAAGTACCCACTGCGGAACGCGGGCGCGCTCAGCGCGGTCTGGCCCCACTCGGATGTACCGGCAGGACCAGCTCCGAATGTCACGTTGCCCGAAGCATCGGTGACGCAGTCGTACTGCAGGATGTGCGTCGGATTCTGAGCTGACGTCACGATGCCCTGAGTGGTAGCGGTCGCCGTCAGACCAGCCGGCAGACCAGCAACCGTGAACAACGAGCCTGTTGCCGACGTGACTTCAAACGTGCCGTTGTACCCGGCAGGTACGGCCCCAGCGACGGTCACGTACTGACCGGCAACCAGCGAGTTGGCGACGGTGTATGTTCCGGTGGTGCCCGACTCGGTAATAGCCGTGGTGGTGCCAACTGACGCCGATGCGCCGGTGTACTTGCCGTACACGCCCGCGGTCTGCTCGTACATAACCTGGCCGTGCAGATAGGTGGTCGACACCGTGAGCGCAAGACTCTCAGTGTTAGCATCGTCGGGATTTTTCAGGGGCACGAGAATCCCGACCCCAAACGTTGCGATTGCAGAAGTAGGCATGTCTTACGCCTTTCCGTTGGTGCCGGGCGCGGACGGGGCGCTCCGATTGGCGGTACTCAGGTGCGTCTGTCCCGTCGCCGTCATGCCGATGAGTTTGCGAAGCTCGTCACCGGTCGCCAGGCGATCGCCCGCGTCCTGCGCGGGGGTTTCGCGGTGGCCCTGCAGGATCGAGAACAGTGCCGGCGTGATCTCAGCGGCCGTCAGCTTGTGCGGGGATCGCGCGGCAAACTGTGCTTCGAGCAGACCGACTCGGGTGGTCGACTTGCCTTCAGCGAACTTGACGACGCCGTACAGGTTGTCGTCAGTCGCGCGCTGCACATAGTCAGCGATGATGAACTCACGTTCGGCTGGCAAGGCTTTGGTTTCAGCCAACATGCGATCCGCAAAGCTGACTGCGCGCTCCATGATCCGTTCCGACTCGACTTGAATGTTTCGCGCAGCCAGTGCATCGGCCCGCTGCGTCGCAGCATCCGCTCGCTTCCGTTCCGCTTCCAGTTCAGCCGCTGAAGCCGAAAGGGTAACGACCGGCGCAGCAATGGCTGATGCCCCATCACCCGCTGGTGCCTGAGTTCCACCGGCGTCTTCGTCCTTCATGCCGCTAATCGCGGCCACGAACCGATCCCAATTGCTCATATGCTTGCCCTCCTGGGGGGTAGTGGTGGCCGTGTTCGTGGCCGGTGCTGCTGAATACATGGATGGGAAACTCGATCCACCTGATTTGGTGCTCGAGCAGGCGGCGCCATGTTCGGTCGCCATGTCGTGAATCTTCTGGATGGTGCTGGCCTCGTGACTGCTCGCCATCGTTGCATTCGATTTGCTGCACACCGCGCCGCCGCGGGCAGAGGTGTTGTGCAGTTCCTGAAGCACTTGCCTTCCTTCAGGAGTGTCGTGGCGAGCGGCGAAGTCGGCGTAGGCACTCATCAGGGCAGCGTCGGCCACTCTCGGACTGAGCACGAGCGCAAGGCCCTGCAGCGTCTTGGTAGCGCGGTCCCAGGTGGCAGACACCTTGCGTTCGGTATCGCCCAGCGCATCATCCAGCCACTTCGGTAGCGTGACCGTGCCGTGCAAGCTGTTGCCGTCATCAGCCAGGCTGACCGACTCCACGCGACCGAGCTTGTTGCTCAAGACGGTGGGTGTGTGTTCGAGATCCACCGGACACGGCTGGAACGCAGCAACAGCAGCGGCAAGTTCCTCAGCAGACATACTGAAGTCCTTATCGGGGTAATCGCCGCAAGCGAACAGCTTGCCCGAACGGGTGACGTACTCCGGCGCGACAGCGGATGGCTCGGAGAGAACATCGGTAAACGTGACTGGATTCATTCCTTATCCTCTCCTGCTTCGTCGATCAGTTCGACAACCGCGGCGTATGCGATCCGCACGTCTGAGACGTACAACTCCATACGACAATGCTCAATGTCATCGCACGAGCAGAACACTTCGACCGTGTGACTCGGCGCTGCAGGACCGATCATGATGCGGCCTCCCGTTCCACGTCATCTTTACTCGCCAGGGGTGCCGACTCCTGAACTTCTGAATTGACTTGGCTACTGATGATGTTCCCCCACGATGTGAGGATCAGGGCCAGCCATGAAAGCCCGAGCACGAATTGAGGTTCTGAGCGAGCCCAAGTCAATGCGGAAATTGGCCAGCCCGTGAGTGACACAAGCAGCAGCGCGCAGTTCAAGTACAACTGAAACTTGGCCGACCTGAATAGCTTCATTTCGACGGTATCAATGGTCGCTGCCGTGCAGTCCGCGTATGCGCCCGAACAGCCAATCTACCCGGTGGCGGTTGAGGTGTTGGCGTGGGCTTTGCGTTCACCGTCGTCTGTGCAGATGGTGCAGCAGCGGCCGGGGTGGCGGGAGGAGGAGCCGACCCCGGCGCTGCACCGGAAGGAGCGGGGAGAGCACCCGCCGGATCTGAGGCAAGCGGCGCGGATGGAGAATCAGGAATCATCCGGTCGGCTGCCGCGTCTGCCATAGCCTGGTCGGCTTCCGTATCCCTGACCGGCAACCCAAGGGACACGTCGATCGCCGCGAGTTGGCTCGGCCCGACCGTGTACCCTGCCGCAGCCAGTGCGGTAATCATCGGCGCGATGTCCTGCTGCTCACTTTCACCGAGCGATGGCTTCGGCGTC